ATATCTTTAGTGTATCATTGTACTGTCTAGTGGTTAGAAGGTCCAGACTACCTATTCTTCTACTATATCACTAGCATCTACATTCTTAGCATAATAGTATGTGCCAACTAACATCAGTATAGCTGCGGGGATTTCCCATAATAAATGATATTCCATAGTTTCTAAGTATTAAATTAATGATAATTCATCCAAGGTTGCCAGTACTTTACTTGGTCCTTAGAAGGGTCAACTCTTTCAAAGTAAATGTTATTATTAAAGCTTAGTTTAATAATAAAGCTCAGGCCAAACCAAGAATATAGTTTTCTACCTAGCTTAGGTGAGATAATAGTATTGAAAGAAGTATAATGTCTGCAATACTTAAGCCTAAGAAACAGCTTACAATATGCATATTCAGTGTGTATAGATTCATGAGAGTCTAATCTAGTGATTATGTACTCTCTTTTTAAGAAGTTTCTCATAGTTTCTAAATATTAAAGGATTGATAAATAAGTAATTACTAAATTGCCCTTTTGTTGTGTTGTTTAACGTTCTGCGTTTCCCTCAGAATCGGCAATTAAGGACTCTATTCTGTTGCCAAGATGAGTCATTCTCCGTTTGTTAGACAAAATTAATCCTAATTAAGCATTAGGATTAATAACCATCTCAAGAGTCGTTAAAACTCCATTAACGATGATATAATGTTTCTTTTTCATAGGTATTTGATAATTAAAAGATTAATAAATTGTTGGGGCAAATGACCAGCGTTTTTTTGCAACGCATCTTCACACCTCTATGAGTGTGCTGTTTTTCTTTAAACTATGGTCAACACAGTCCCCAGTATTATAAGTAGAGCAAGCACGTCTGCTTTATACTCTCAGTGACTGCCTCTTTTTCAACCTCAATAGGTATCGTGCTGTATGTAGTATAAACTCTACTATTAGTAAACAGTAGTCTATGTACTATTTCTAAGTCTACTCTGGAAATGTAGCTTTCCATAGACATACTGTATATTTTAAGAGGAACTCAGGCTTAGCACTTAGGCTTTCCATTTTAATCTAAAACAGTATGCATCCTGTAATAGAACCACGAGATATAATCTCTCTGTTGTTCCTCTAATAAGTTAATAAAAAAGTAGTACCACATCTCGTGGTACTACTTAGAGATGCATTACGCACTCACTTGTTTTCAGGATTCAAACCTATGGTTTTATACAAGCATCCAACTAAGTGTAGATTGTTTTTAATTACCACTATTCAGTGTTATGTAATCGGCACAATCTACAAAGCCAATAAGTTTAAACTGCCTTATGTTATTTAACATACTAATCATACAGCTGATATATTAGTACGGCAGTCTATAATAAGTTTAAGCTATAAATATAAATAAAACATCTAAAGCCGTTAGGGTTAGACAGAGGGAAAATCCCCCTGCCTTGGCCAAGATGCTCGCTTACTCTGCGAACAACTTGGTAGCACCTTGCTCCACATTCCACTCCTTACCCTCGTCCGTTACACCACTCCCGTCCCTGATAGCCTCATACAGGCTCACGGAGAAGGTGGATGTAGCGTCCTTACCTGCATCCTGTGCAGACTGACGAAGACCCACGTAGAATGTACCGTCAGGCGATACTACGTGAATAGTGGTTTCATCTGCCATACTGATTGAGTACCCCTCAGTCTCGGCAGATAGTTCGAAACTCGGTACATTCTCTACTTTCGCGTAGAGTGGCGTCCCGTACTCCTTAGCATTCTGCTTAAGAAGTTCGAGAAGGGTTAATTTAGATTCCATTTTCGTTTGATGGGGGAGATGGTTCCCCCCCTATTTTTTAGTAAGGGTCTGTTGGCTAGGTGCTAACCACGTCTATATCCACCAAAAAAAATAATATAATAGGGGGGGGGTATTTTTATTATCTTTATAGTATGAATTTTATATGTGATAACATAAAATATAATGAAAAGCTAGGGGGTATAGGAACACTTTTTAAGGAAAGTACCTTTGGTTTAGTAGTGGTGTACGATCCTGACGGAACGCTTCTAGAAGTTAATCTTATACTAGAGCAAGAGGGCCTACTTGTTGACGATTAGATATATCTAAATAAAATCTTGTAGATTTATATATAAGTATTAAAAAATGCCCAAATTTGTCTTTAGTTCCTGAAGCTCAGTAACTTAAGTCTTAACGTACTATCACAAACGGTTGGCCACTACTATCACGTACATGATAGTCCCACTACCACGTTTAGTATGGTTACTACTATCACAAACATGATAGTAAGCTTTCATAGTGAAAATTATTTAGAATTACAAGAGAAACCTCCATTACTTTTTTTCGTATATTTATATGTTTTAATCTACCAAAGAATACAATGAAAATAGCAAGAACATTAAGTACTCCTGAGATAGTTCTTGATACTGAAGAATCTCATCTTTACATAATAGGAAGTTCCTACCCTGAAAAAGCCATAGAATTTTATAAGCCTATTTATGATGCTGTAGTAGAATATGTAGATAAGCTATCTGAAGGAAATAGTTTTTGTATGTCCTTAGCTATGGAGTATTTAAACACAGGCTCTGTCCATGAGCTTAATAGGATATTTAGATACCTGAGTGAAAGTAATAATAAGGTATTTGTTCTATGGTGCTGGGAAGAAGAGGACGAAGATATGTTAGAGGAAGGAGAGGTGTTTTCTTCTATCTATCCTATGTTAAATTTCTCTTATAAGATGGTATTTGATCCTAAAGACATATCGTTTTTATAAAATAATCCTTACATTTACAGACGTTACTATTAATTTTATACATTAGTACTATAAAATTTGTATAGTATCATAATTTTTTTGATATTTGTACTATCAAATTTGTATATTTGCAATGTATAACTATTATAAGAGAAGGAAAAGAAAGATGATAACAGTTTATTTGGATACCAAAGAGAGCGTTCTTTTAAAGTCTAAGGATGCTACCTTTCATGTATTGTACTACATTCTGAATCAGACAGATATGGAAAGAAACACCTGGTATGCTGATAAAGAGAATAAACAGTTTATCATGGCTAAATTAGGAATCAGTCCTCCTACTTTAGATAAACACATTGCTTCACTGAAGCAAAGGAAACTTATCCTTACTACTGAAACAAGAGGTAAATACATGTTAAATATGAATATTTTTTCAACTTAATTTTAAAACAATGACTAAAACAAAAACAAAACCAGTAGAGGCTACTGAGGTAAAGGAGACCAAAACACCTGAAGAGTTAATGCAAGAAGCTGCAGCACAAAAAGAAGAGCACAGGAGACTATGTGGAGAAGAGATTGATGCTATTCTCAAGAAGTACAACTGTGATTTGACAGCACAGATGTTGCTCACAGAGAGAGGAGCAGTTCCTCAAGTGTTCATTATAGATGCACGTCAGTCATAGTTATATAAGCAATGACTTTGCAGCATTAATGAAAAAAGAGCTTGAAATTAGAGAACAGTTTAAAAAATACAATGAACTGTTCTCTAATATACTCGAAGCAACTTACTCTGTTATAAAATCAGAAGCACTACTTTTTAAATTAGAAATAGAAATCCATGGGAACAAAAGAGAAACTTGAAGTAGCCAAAGAGATACTAGCTACAACATTTATGTCAGCTTCGAAAGCATCCGTTGCTGAAGGTATGAGATTTAGATACAAAAGTTATCCTGTTGAAGAAGAAGACTTTAAAGGATGGAAGTTTGAAGTAATTGTGTCACAATTAGGATACGGGGAAAAGATACTCCAAGAATTTAAATTTGAAAGACCTAGTAATATTGATGTAAAGAATATGGAATATAATGTGATACTACATATTCTAACATCAATAACTCAAACAGCAATGTTGAGCTGGTATCAACTGGCCAAAATGTTAAATACTGACAAAGAGCTTCAGGACGAAGCTAAGAAAAAATGATTAAGAAGATAATCACATTACCAACGAATGACAGCAAAATCTACAAGCAAATCCTTGCGTTCTTGAATTTTATGTTGGAGTTAACTCCACAAGAGCGTGAGGTCTTGTCAGAACTGATTAAGCTGAACCATGAATACGAGGCCCTTCCTAAAGAGAAGAGGGCCAAATTCATATTGTCTACAGATATACGAAAAGAAACCAGAGAGCTTTTAGAAATAGAAGAGAAACAATTTAATGGTATTATCTCTAGATTAAAAAAGAAAACATTTTTAGGACAACCTATTATGGATGACAAGAACCTCATCCATTCTGAGTTATTATTTAAACCTGATAAAGAAGGATTTAAAATAGAAATAACTTTAAAGAATATGGGGAAACCTAAAAAGATAGAAAAGAAAGTAGAAGTAGAAATAAAGAAAGAGCCTGAAGTTATAGTAGAAAAACCAATAAAGAAACCTGCTAAAAAAGTTAAACCTCAAGGACCTGTTATTGTAGGATCCAGAAAATGAAGAAACAAGATAAGATACTTAGGAAAATAGCTAAAGAAAATAATATAACAATAGGCCAAGCAGAAGAAATCTTTCACCTATTTATCCAGATGATAGCTTCAACAATAAGCGATACTGATAAAAAGACTGAAGGATTTTATGATGAAACAAAGTTTAAAAACATCCATATAGATAATTTTGGTAAATTTAAACTAAACAAAAGAAATTTTAGACACGCAAACTATTGCATAGAAAAAAATAAAAATGAGGATTAACTTTGAAAATAGCTTTTGGGATGAGTTCCCTGAATTAAAAATCCCTAGCACATTTAATGAGCTATATACAAAAGACAAATCCAAAGATAAAAATAAGAGCTCACGTATCATGTGGGCCATACATCTTCACAGCCATCCTGAATCCAAGTTGTATAATCTTCCTGACAAAGAAGAGGTAATAGCGAGAGACTTTATTAAAGAGAAAAACTTTAAATGGGAAACCTATAGTGATCATTTAGAGTTATATAGGAATGTAGTGTTGACTCCTGCAGAGAGAGCACTACAAAATTGGGACGAGATAATGTCCCTTAGAGACAAAGGAGTAAAAGAATTTTATGTAGAAGCAATAGAAGCGAAGGATGCTGATATTGTACTTAAGCTAGACAAAGCCTTAGCAGCTACTCCTAAAATGTTCGATGACTATAAAAGAATAAAGGAATCGTATGAGGAAGAGAAAACAAGGAAAAAGGGAACAAAGATAGCATCGCTATCTGATGCTGATGAGATATGATAAATAATACTAACTTCATATTAGATGAAATACCTAATTTCCATCCCGAGTTACAATATTATGAACGCATAACATTTTGGGGGGATCAAAAACGAAGGTGTATCGAAGGCTACTGGATAGGAGGTAAATGGATGCCTGGTCCACTCTATTACTATGTAAATTTCCACAACATACTTTTTGAAGATGAATCTTCTGTATCTCAAGCACTAGGTCTACCTTGGTTAAGAGATATAGATTGGGAATTGTTTCTAGCATATGAAGAATGCAGAGGATTCTCAGGATTCGAAAAAGATACTAAGAACACATGTGATAGAAAGTATGGGCCTGAAAAAGAGCTCTCTATAAAACTTAATAGGATTACTGAAAAGGAAGCTAACTCTAAAAACTACATAGACGCACGTGAGTACTTAAACAGAAACCACGGAAAGTCTTTAGGAAAACCTCTATACAAAAACTCTGCTAAGCATTTTATCTCTATACAGTCTAGGGGTGGTGGTAAGTCATATGCATCTTCAGGCCTAGCTAATCACAACTATCTTTTTGATGGGGCTACTGATTATGATAATTACCTGAAGAGAAAAAAGGCAAAACAATATATAGCATCTGATACTATCATAGGGGCCATTGATACAAAATATACTGAACCACTTATTAAGAAATGCAAAGCAGCATTTGAGCATTACGGAGGATCATATAGGATAGCAGATGAATTTTATCCATCACCACTTATGGTAGGATATACAGGTTCCTTAGCTCCCAATAGAGAGTATACCTCTAGAACAGGCTCATTACTAAGACATAGAACATTTAAAGATAATCCGCTAGCAGCCAATGGTACTCGACCTAACTTAGTAATACTAGATGAGGTAGGTTTTATGACAAATATTAAAGAAGCATGGGGAGCAATAGAAGCCACACAAGCTTCTAAGCAAAAGAAGAACTTAGTCATATGGGCTCTTGGTACAGGAGGTCTTGTCTCTGGCCAAGCAGCCCTATATGCAGAATCTATATTTAGAAATCCTTCAGAATATAATTGTATAGTGTTCAATGATACTTATGAGAACAGAGGCACCATAGGATACTTTGTTCCTTATTGGAAAACATTAAACGAATTTAAGGAAGGACCTGATAAAGTTACTGATGAGAAGTTAGCAAGAATGTACATCAAATCTAGAAGAGATGCTGCTAAGAAGGCTAATGATCCTTCAGTCTATCATACCGAGATAATAAACGGTCCAATCGTTCCTTCCGAGGCTTTCTTGGTGGTGGAGGGGGCTTACTTCCCAACACTTTTATTAAAAGAACAGTTGGCAGAATTAGAAGGAGGCAAATGTAGAAAATATCAAGAGAGCTCATTTAAAGGTTTTTTAACTTTTGACAAAAATAGTAAAGTTGAATTTAACACGGTTCAAGATGCTAGACCAATAAGGAACTTTCCTTTAGGACGAGGAGAAGATAAAAAAAGTTGCGTAGAGATATGGGTGAAGCCACAAAAAAATGATGAAGGGATAATCCCTCATGGTGTTTATATAGGAGGTATGGATGTTGTAGATAAGGCAAGAAGTACAACAGATTCTCTTCCTTCTATCTTTATTATGAATAGATACACACGTCAGATAGTGGCAGAGTACACAGGAAGAACAGATGACCCTAACGATTTTTATGAAGTTTCACGTAAATTATTGTTATATTATAATGCCACGGGTATGTACGAACAGAACCTTCCTGGACTTTTTACGTATTTTGAAAAGCAAAAATGCTTATATTTGTTGGCAGACACACCTTATCAGCTAAGAAACTCAGACACATACAGACAGGGAACTAACACTTCTAAGGGTATAAATGCTTCAGGTAAGGTAAATCAGACAGCGAGAGATTTTATTAAATCATGGTTATTGGAGAGAATTTCTGAGAACTCAGAGCAGAGAGTAATAGAGTCAATCTATTCTCCTGCACTACTAAAGGAATTGATTATGTGGAACCCCCATGGAAACTTTGACCGTGTATCTTCGTTAGGTATGTTATTATGGCATGACGCTACTATGCAAAGACAAACAGACAAACGTAAAGAAGAGATAAAAGGATTCTTAGACCATAGCTACTGGTCTGATATGGGAGTTTTAAAAAAGAAACCGAAGTATACAGGGAGTTCAAATTATTATAATTAAATTTGCATTTTAACAAAAAATTACTATGAGTCAAGATTCACCATTAAAGATGCAGGGATACATTAGCTTCCCTAGACAAAAATTATCTGATAAGAAGAAAACAAAGAAATGGTATGAGAAGAATATAGACTTCGCAGAAAATATCCTAGTATCAGACTACGACCTTAGAGCTAACTTTAGAAATAAAAAGACAAACTACAATCTAAGAGCTAACATTATCAATAGCAAAGATTTTGAGAAATTCATTAATCCTGACAATCTAGACTTAGAAGCTTCCAGCATGTAGGAATAGAAAATAGCAAGATAAATTTACTATTAGGAGAGTACTCAAAAAGGAGAAAAGAATATAGGGCCTATCTATCAGCCAATGACGAAGAGGGAGTAACAAGAAAAGAAACAGCATTAAAAGATAAACTGATGGCAGAGTTAATGACCATCGTACAGCAAACG